AATATGCAACGGGTTTCGTCTTTGGATTGTCATTCACCCTCATTTTTAAAAAACAATCTAAGAGTTCTAAAGCTGCAGAGCTACTAAACAAACATGTAAAAGAATGGGCAGTTCGTGAAAGTAGGCGGGCAGGTTTATTGGCTCCAGATCAAGATACGAAGGATCTAGAAAATTGCAAAAAACGTTTTAAAGATAGTCCGGTTAGTATGAAAGTTGAGTGGTCAAAAAAAGATGAGTAATCGTAAATTCACTTTCAAGTGCGACTTAGATGGCAATAGTAATACTCAGCGGTTTAATACTTTGTCATCTAAGTTTGGTGATGGGTATGAGCACAACATTGCTGTAGGTATCAATAACCGAGCTGGTGAATGGACTTATCAAAGAACGGCTTACAAAGCCGAAATTATGCAAATCAAAGCGTTCTTCGATCAGCACAAGGGAGCGGACTCGTTCCTTTGGGATTCGCCTTTAGACGGTGAGGTTCGAGTTAAAACAGGTGAATATCAACCACGCTGTTTGGGCGGTGATGTTTGGCAAATCTCAACAACATTCACCCAAGTTTTTTACCCCTGATGACTCTTAACTTTTGACCATCAATGCCCTACTATCAAATGGCTGAATTTTCAGCGATTAATGCATGAGGTTAAAATGAGAGACGGAATTTACTTTGTGAAATTCAAAAGCACTATCCAAGATTTTGGTGAGGGTACGGTGGTGGTAAAAGATGGAGTGGTCAATGGTGGAGATTATGGATTTACATACCGTGGCAGGGTTGAAAACAATCTTCTCAAATTAAATGCAAAACAACATGATAGGAATGTTGTATCTGTATTTGGTGATATCAGTGATTACGAATTAATTTTAGAGGTTAAACCTACTGATACTGGCTATGATTTAGTTGGTAATACTGAAGCAATACCAGGTGTGGTTATTCAAGTAAAAGCTAAATTTATTGGTGATCAATTAGCTTAAATTATCCATTCTCAACAAAAGGACGCATTTGCGTCCTTTTTTATCATCCAAAGGAAATCAAAATGAAGCATTTTTCAACCGATATATTCATTAAGCTATGTGTAAAATATACAGGTAAAAGCAAGCAAGATCTTGCTAAAAAGTGGGGGCTTTACTACTTCTTGACCCGATCAAAAACAAAAGCCTATTGGTATACAATTTTCTCCTAATGTCGTGACCTCATGCAAGAAACTACGGCATGCACACAAGACGGAGTTGTGCCCGTCATCTAATTCTTAATATTTCTATGCCCCGCAATGTCGGGGCTTTTTTATGCGAGTAAGAAAATGACGATTCAAACAGTAAATCTTGGCACTGCCCCAACGGGTGCAGGTGGCGACACATTCCGCTCTACTGGCGCAAAAATGAATGAAAACTTTACGAATAACACCCATGCAGCTAGTCGTTATGTAGGTACCGCTGCCGGGAATGTGATGGAGGTTGGGGCTTTTGGAGTTGGAAAGTCAATTCGATTAGGTAGTCAAAAATTATCAACATTGAGGGGAAATGGTAATGCCTTTTATTGGCAAAATAATGGTAATAATATTTCAAGTGCTGGAGACTATCCAGACAACGATTCTCAGGCAATTATTAATTTAGATATTAACGATTCAACTGATGCTTGTGCACAATTAAGCATAACACATAACTCCGAAATGTATGTCAGGTCTATAAACTGGAATGTAAATACGTTTCAGCCGTGGCGTAAAATTTTGTCGTCAAAAAATACAACAGTGGATGCAAATGGTTTCATCAAGTCAGCATCTCCGATTGTTAAGCTATTTGCAGATAAAATTGAACCTAACGATGAAGCCGCTGAACAACCTCTTGCTTTTGAGAAGTTGGGTATTGGTCATTATTTAGTTAAAGGTTCTTCTGGATTCGCTAAAGAAGGCTGGTGGATTGAAATTCCTACAGACACTCATGGCAATAAGATTTGTGCAGTTGAATATCAGACATTGGAAAATGGTGATCTTGAAATTAAGACATTCAAGAAAAAGCTAAATGATGAGGGCGATATTGTTGCGAATCTCGATGCACCAATTGATATCCCAAATAACGCAAACGGTGAGCCGCGCTGGATTGATATTCGTTTAAACAGTATCAAGAAGACAATCGTCAGAAAAATTCCACGTACTGAAAAACAACCGCGTATGGTCCAGCAAGTAAAATATGCACCGCAATTGACCTATATCACTAAATACGAAGATTTATTTGATGATGAAGGAAAAGCTGTAATTGTGGATGGCAAGAATTATAAAAAGCCAGTAACTCACATTCAAACTGATCAAAACGGTACGCCTATTTTGTCGAATCAACCAGTCATTAATGAAAATGGTGAGCCAGTTTTTGAATGGGTTCAAGCAGTTGATAGTGATGGAAATCCAATCTATGACGAGGTGCCAGTCTTAGACAAAGATGGAAATCCAATCTATGACGAGGTGACTTATGACCCTGAATAGTGATTTCCAGAAGCTGTATGTTGATGGATTAATTCATTTGTATGAACTAGATGCCAGCAGCTTAGGTGCTGGCATCTTGCGTTTTCACGGGCATATTTCTTTTCAAGATTGGGAAAAAATTTACTCATCCATTGGATCTGAAGGATTGATCGGTGCCGACTCTGGCAGCATTGGAAAGATTTTTGATACCGGTGATCAAAAAGTTTGGAACCGCAATATTATCTGGCAAGGTCAGGTTTTTGAGCCAATGGCACTCGAAGTAAGTGGCCTTGAAATGAGTTCAACTGGTAAAGCTTCAGCGCCAACTTTAACAATGGCAAATAACATTAACGGCATTCAACATGCTGTTTCTGCTTATTGTCTGCAATTTAAAGATTTTGCAGGTGCAAAGCTAAAAGTTATTACTACTTTGGCTAAATATCTAGATGCCGAAAACTTCACAGCAGGCAATCCTTCAGCATCGAATGAGTCTAAAGAACAAACTTGGTTTATAGAGCAGAAAACATCGGAAAATGCCCAGCAGGTTACTTTTGAACTTTCAAATCCAATTGATTTTGAAGGTTTGAAAATTCCTGTACGTCAAATTACTTCTTATTGTAGTTGGGAATATCGCGGGGAAGAGTGTGGTTTCACCGGGGCAGCAATGTTTACCGAGAAAGATGAGCCTACAGACAATCCTGCTTTAGATCGTTGCTCATACAGATTGTCTGGTTGTGAATGTCGATTTAGTAAAAACAAGCCTTTACCCTTTGGCGGGTTTCCAGCTTCAAGCATGTTGTGAGGTTTTATGAATATCTTACTTGGAATA